TTTTAAAGTAGATGCAGATAAACAACTTTGGGAAACTATCTTAGAAAGATGTAAATTTATAATGGAAATGACTGAAGCCCCTGTAAAATGTACAGGAATGTGGTATTGTAAATGTAAAGGAGAAAAATAATGGAAAAAAGATGGAGTTATCAGAGAGCATTAGAATTAGCTGACACTGTAATGAAACAAACGGGTATACCTAAAGTTAATATGAACTCAGATGCAGATGCTGATTTAAATTTTATAGATGTAATTCATGTATCTAATAAAAAGTTAGAAGAGTTCCTAGTTATCTATGGAGGTTTTAAAGGGCAATTAGAACAACGAGTAGCTGACATTGAAACTAAAAGAGCAGCTATTGAAGCACAATTTAGTGAAAACTACAACATAGCTTTCGCTGATTTACTAGCATCTTATGAAGGTAGGAAACCTACCAAAGATGAATGTCGAGGTATTATTATGAAATCTAATGAAGGATTAGCACAACTTCAGAGAGATTTAATTGATATTACAGCAGTTAAAAATAAATTAGATGCTCAACTTAGGTTATATACACAGTGTTGGGCTACTGTTTCTAGAATTGTAGCACTAAGAACTCAAGGAAATGATTAATTTTAGTATAATATAAATAGGAGACTTAAATTAATATGGGAAAATTTAGACCACAGATATTTTTAGCAATAGCGTGTCTTACTACTCTATCAGTAGTTGGTTTATTTCAACAGATGCCAGAGGTATCTACAGCAACTATAGGTGGTATAATAGCTTTGGGCATGAAAATTTTAGAAGGTGAATAGAATAATAAACTAAATAGGAGAAACTAAATGAAAAGAAAAGAAGTAGCAAAGAGCTTAGTAAAAAGTTTACCGATAGTAGGAGCTTTAGCATTAAGTGTTGGAGCAACTCTAGCTGTAGTAAACAGAGATAAACTTGAAGATAAAGTAGCTGATAAATTACTTGCTAGACAAATAACCAAAGAAGACATTCCTCTACAGTAGATGGAAAAATATGTAGGAATAGATTGTTCATCTAAAGCTGTACACATTGTTATATTAGATGGCAAAGAACAATTAATAGATAAATATAAGTGGGAGTCTAAGTTAAAAACAGCTGACGCTAGATTCTTAGATATAGTAGACCAAATACATACTGGACTACCTGAGTTTAAAGATGCTGAATTAGTGTGTGTAGAAGACACTATTTACATTCAAAACCCCTTGACAACTAGAACTATTACAGCTATAGTCTATTCAATAATATATTTTTTACATTATAATGATGTTAAATGTTTAACAACTAAACCTCAACAATGGAAAAAAGTTTTGAATAATACTATGGTATTTAAAAAAGGTAAAGCAAAAGAAACTATAATGGAGTATGTAAAAAATAAATGGGAGAAAGAAGATTTTATAGAACAAGATTATGCAGATGCGGCTTGTATTGCATTATACGGATTAAAGAAAGATAAGGAGAGTAAAGACAATGGCAGCACCTAAAGGATATAGACCAGCAGGAATAGGTAAAGGAAAACCCACAGTTCATTTTTATGATAAACCTAAAGCAAAAAAAACTAAGATAGAAGATAAACTACCGAAAGGTATGACAGCTGAACAGTTTAAAGAGAAATATAGTAAGATTGTTTGGTGTAATTATTATAGATGTATGCATAATGTACAACCTGAAGGAGCTAAAAGAAAAATAGCTACATTATTAGATAACCCACAGTATGAACCGCTTGGACCTAAAGAAGCTATGATAGAAGGTGTTTGCAGTAAAGTTGAAATTGGTATAAAGTATAGAGAAATAAAAACATCTGGGGGAGTAAAACATAAAGTTCCAGAATGTTTTAATGCTGCTGATAATAAAAATAAACATAATATGGACTTTAGCAAACTTATACAATCAGATGGAAGCCCTTTTGGAGGAAGCATTGAATCAGGGAACGCAGACACAGGGTGGTCTGATGTGGCGTATAAATAATGCCTAAGAAATTTTCACGAAAAGTTAGGGATAGAGCATTTAAATTATATTTAGATGATACATATTCTGCAAGAGAGATTGCTGAACAAGTATCTCAAGAGTTTAGAGAGGTTGTAACTACTCCTACTATATACAGTTGGATACGAACCTTGGATTGGGATATTAAGAAAAAAGAAACAGAAGTTAAAGCAATGGAAAAAATGCAGGAAAATGAATCTACTAAGATAGCTAGAATGCAAGAAGAACACCAAGAACTATATAAGACTGTAAGAGATAAAGCTGGAATTGAATTAAACTCTCTTACATTTGAAAGAGCTTTTGATGCAGTTAAAGCGTTAGATGTAGGTATACAGGGCGAAAGACAAGTCGCAGAAGGATTAATAAATATCCAATTTATACAAGACGTAGTAAATATCCTTGTAGATGAGATAGAAGACCAAGAACTTATTAAACGTATAGCAGGTAAATTAAAAATATTAATGGCATCAAAGGACAATGAGTAAAGACGATTTAACTACATATGAAAAAGCATTTGAACTACTCGCAGAAAAATTAGAAAAAAGCAATAAGTATCAAATTGGAAGCTTCTGGGAATTTACTAGAGATATATGGTCAGCAGGATTCGAGCATCCTGAATACTTTAAAGCTTGGCATGTAGGTAAACTATGTGAAGAAGTTGAGGAATGTATAGAAAATAAATTAAACTATTTAGCTATATTACCTAGAGCACATTTTAAGTCTACTATTTTAGGGCACGCATTTAGTATTTGGAGGACTTTAAAAATACAAGGGAGTGCTAATATTTTATATTTATCTTACAGTGATACAATGGCTAAGTACCATATTTCTGAAATAAACAAAGAAGTTAATCGTAACCCTATACTAAAAGATATGATGACTAATAGAGCTCCAAAAGCTGATTTCACTTTCAGATATGACACTGGTAATGGAGGTAGTGCAGAAATACTACATGGGGGACTATTCTCTTTCAAAAGAGGTATGCACGTTAATGGAGCATTAATTGCTGATGACATATTAAAAGACCCAGAAAGTCCATTAGCTATGGGTCAAATGAGTAAAATTGAAGACCACTTTCTTACAGAATCATTATTCATACCTAATCAAGGTGTACCAGTTGTTATAGTAGGTACTCCTATGATGCCCGGCGATTTACTTACAGTACTAGAAAAAGATGAAAGATTCGTAACTAGAAAATTACCTGCACTAGACCCTGAACCCGGAAGAAGAGTATTGATGCCAGAACTATATAGTGAAGAATGGTTGTTAGAACAGCAGAAAGCTAAACCTAAATCATTCGCATCAGAGTTTTTACTACAACCTCATTTTAACATGGAAGCATACTTTGATTCAGAGGACATTGAAAAGTGTGAGGATGCCAATTTAAGGTCATTACCCCCTACTGTTAAACACGCTTTTGAAGAAGATGAAGATGTTTTTGCAGGGTTTGACGTAGGTAAAAAAAGACACCCCTCTCATCTAGTAGTATTTAAAAGGAAGGGTGAACGGGTAGAACAAATTCATCAATCATGGTTAGATGGGTGGGATTACTCAGACCAGATAGTTTATCTTAATGAGGCGGCTGAGAATTTTGGAATCACAAAAGGGTACATTGATAATACTAGAGGTGAATTAGAAGATAGAGGTTTAAATAGAGTCTGGTATCCATTAGTATTTAGTTTAAAATCTAAGAATAATATGGCACATATATTTGAAGAATACGTACATTCGGGAAATTTATTTTTAATTCAAGACCATCGTCAACGTCAACAGATACTATCTGTAAACAACGAGCTAAAAGCTCCAGAAACTCCTATGGGACACGGCGATGCATTTTTTTCTATAGGAATGGCTTTACAAGCTGCCTATGAAACTGGTATATTTAGAATGCAGACTATTGGAAGTATGCAAGAATTTACAAGTGCATTGGAACCACCTATGAGTAAACCAAAAGAAAGTAATAAACCATTATTAGATTTTCCAAAAAACGAGTATAATAATAATAGTAATTCGTCTATGGAATCAGGTGCTCCCAATCCCGCATGTAAAGAGGATGTATGCAGTCCAGTATTTTGGATTCCAAAAAGAAAATTATGTTTACATTGCAATTATAGAGGACAATTATAGGAGGAACTACATTGGTCACATTATCAAAACAAGCAGAAACAGTAGCATCAAAAAGATATTATTTAAAAGATGAATCAGGGGCACCCGAAGAAACTGTAAATGATTTATTTAAAAGAGTAGCAAAAGCTATCGCATCATCTGAAATACAGTATGGTAAATCAGAAGCTGATAGAGATTTAACAGAAAAAGATTTCTATGACATGTTAGCTAGTCTTAATTTTATTCCTAACTCTCCTACCCTAATGAATGCAGGAACTGAACAGGGTACACTATCCGCTTGTTTCGTATTACCTTTAGAAGATAGTATGGAAGACATAATGAAAGCCGCCCACGATATTGCTATGGTACAGAAGTTTGGGGGAGGGACAGGATTCGCTTTATCTAAACTACGCCCAAGAGGAGATAAGATTAAAACCACTCATGGTATTGCATGTGGTCCTATACAGGTGCTACAAACATTATCAAGAGTATCTTCTATGATTACTCAAGGTGGTAAAAGAGATGGTGCTAATATGGCTGTAATGGCAATTAACCATCCTGATATTCTAGAGTTTATTGATTGTAAAAAGATAGAAGGAGATATACATAACTTCAATATATCAGTTGGAGTAGATGCTACTTTTATGAAAGCAGTAGAGTCCGATAGTGACTATCCTTTAGTCAACCCACATAACAATAAAATCACAGGGCATCTAAATGCTAGAGAAGTATTTTCTAAAATAGTTTATGGAGCATGGAGAAACGGTGAACCGGGAATGATATTCCTAGATAACGTGAATAAAGATAATCATGTCACATCAGAATATGGAGAGATGATTGCTACAAATCCTTGTGGAGAACAACCTTTATTAGGAAATGAATCTTGTAATTTAGGATCTATTAACTTAGCTAACTTTGTAAACACTAAGGAAGTTAGACCTTATATATTATGGGATGAGCTTAGAAACACAATTAAAACAGCTACAAGATTTTTAGACAATGTAATTGATGCTAACTATTACGCAACTCCTGATATAGAAAAAATGACTAAAGCAACTAGAAAAATAGGTCTAGGTGTAATGGGATTTGCAGATATGCTTACACAACTTAGAGTTCCTTATAACTCTAAAGAAGGTAGAAAAATTGGTAATGATATTATGAGATTCGTTAGAACTCATTCAGATGAAACTTCTATAGGATTGGCTGAAGAAAGAGGTACTTTTCCTGCATGGGATAATAGTGACTATTCAGAAGATGAAAAATATAGGAATGCTTGTAGATTAACAGTTGCCCCAACAGGAACTATATCTATGTTTGCTGATACATCTAGTGGTATTGAGCCATTGTTTTCATTAGCATATAGAAAAATGAACATACTAGAAGGGGAAACTCTTTATTATGTTAATAAATATTTTGAAGAAGATGCTAAAGAATTAGGTTTTTATTCAGAAGATCTAATGGAGCATTTATCAAATGGGGGTTTACTAAAAGATAGGGAGGAAGTTCCAGAAGAAATTAAAGAACTTTATCTAACTTCACCTGAAATATCTCCAGAGTCTCACGTTGGAATGCAAGCTGCTTTTCAAGAACATTGTGATTCAGGTATTTCAAAGACGATAAATTTTGCAAATGATGCTACAATAGAAGATGTACATACAGCTTACGTGAATGCGTGGAAGTTAGGATGTAAAGGAATTACAGTATATAGAGCTGGTAGTAGAGAGAAAGAAGTGTTGGTAACAGCACATAAAACTGAAGATGAAAAGACATCAGAAACACAACTTAGTTTCTTTGATAATGTAGAAATGCCTGTTGAAGAGACTTATGACTGTTGCGATTCACCTAAAGTTGCAATGGAATCAGGTTGCGAAACATGTAAAACGTGTGGGTGGAGTGCTTGTCATATAGCATAGTTCACAGTTTTATAAAAAAATAGTATAATAACAGTAGGAGAAAAGATATGCCTTTAGGAAATATGTTAAGAGACAGACAAGAACAGTACGTGGCACAAAAAGATAGTGCTGGAACTTGGAGAGTTCTTGATACTTGGCACGATGATTTAACTAAATTAAGCCCAGAAGATGATATAGATGACACAAGTGAAGCGGTTACTGTACTATCGGAAGGGGGATTTTTAGCTTTAGTTAGAGAAGCGACTAGATTAGGAGTGTTACAAAACGCTGCTTTGATGGAGAATGATGCTTTAGCTGATCAAGTAGAAGAATTAAAAGAAGAGAACGATAAATTACGACTACAAAATGAAACTGCCCCTGCAGCAGCAACAGTAACACACGAAGAAAAAGCAGGGTTAAAAGAACATGCAATAAACACGATAGCGAAAATAGTAGCTATAGATAGTGTTGAAGTAACTAAGGAATAAGATATATGAAATTAGGAGATTATCTTCCAGAAGTTCCTGAAATGGCAAAGACCATGGGTCAACTAGGATCTCAAATAGACATATTCAATGATTTAGCGTTGAATAAAGCCGCAGGGGACACCGGTAGTGGACCTACATTTGGTGTTGACTATATAGTAAACACTTATGTAAGGAATCAACTTGCGTATAGAAAACAATTAATCCAAGATTTACAAACCGTAGCTTATACTGCTGAAGAATTAAGAGCTCCTATTTTACATATTACAGGGGAAGTATTTAGAAGAGGTATAAAATTTGAACCTGTTGTTGAAAATCCTGATGATAGTCAACTAGATAGACTTAAAAAGTTTTTAAATGACTGTAACGTATTTGATCAAGGACTTGAAGAAGTACTAAGACAGTTCCACTGGGACATGAACACAGTAGATGATGCATTTTTATATTTTTCTAAAGAATATTATGATGGCGGAGACGGTAAATTAAATTCTAGGGTAACTGAAATTAGAAGAATAAACCCTGCTCTTATAGAATTTGATCTAGATGAAACAGGATTACCTAAAAACTCACACTTCTTCTGCCCTATACACAGAGAACAGATAACTGAAAAACCAGAGACTTGTCCCGAAGAAGATTGTAAACAAAAAATGCAACCTGCTATGTATAGATATTTATATAGAACAGAAGTACATTACTTTTTAGACAGTGAAATTGTACACCTATCTAAATTTAATCCAACTGAGACTTATGGTTGGTCTCCTATTTTAACAA